ACGGTCGGGTAGCCGCGGGTCGCGCCGGTGATGCTGAGCACGCGCCCCTCCCACGGTCGGCACGCACTGCACTCCTGCGGAGCGTTCGACACGATGACCAGGTCTCGGCCGTCGTCGGCGTAGCGGTCGAGGTGGCCTGCGATCTGGCCGCGGCTGACCGCCGTGCGAGTGCTCATCTCGGCGTAGGTCTCAAGCTGCCACCGCCGGCCGGCTCGGTCGGTGAAGCCACGCACGCCGAGCGTTGCCCAGCGGTCGAGTGCAGCCTGCGCAGCCTGCCGGCGCGTGGCGGTGCCGGTGAGCACGCCGGGCGCCGACGTCTCGGCCACCACGGTGCGGTAGATGTCGGTGGCCGATCGAAGGATCTGCACGTGCGTCGACTGCACGCCGGTGATGGTCTCCATGGCCAGCGCTTCGATGGCTCGCTCGTTGACCTTGGCGGCGACGGTGAGGCTGAGCTCGGCGGTGGCTTGGCGCGAGCCGATGGCGTAGGCCTCGGCGATCACCTTGCGGATGGCGTCGGGGCCCTCGCGCTCGAGTTCGGCGATGATGCGCCTGGCGTCGGCACGTAGCCCGACGATCTCGAGCAGCTTGGCCTCGGCCCAGCCCGGTTGATCGATCCCACGCGCCAGTCGGCGAGCGACGGCCTCGAGCATCCTGGTTGCGGCGTCGCCGTAGATGTCGGCGACCGTCTTGGCCAGCCGCATGGCGAGGTCTGGGTCAGGTTGCGCTGGCACGGGTCTCGGCCCACTCGATGACGAGCTCGGGCAGCGGTGGCTCGGCGCCGGGCCCGAACGTGCGCACGGTCGTCGGCGCCTCGTCGTAGGGCACCACCACGGTGCGGGTGACCATCTCGTCGCCCATGGTGGAGCCGTCGAGGTACGTGACCACCACCCGGTTGTCGTCGCCCACCTCGATGTTGGTGACCATGGCGTGATGCTCGGGCACGGCCTCGGCCAGCCATGCGTCGATGGGAGCGCCGTAGCCGAAGCCCTGCAGCACGCGGTACGTGTCGACGTCGATCATCTGGTCAGCCTCCTGGACTTGGGATCGTGGAACGTCACCAGCGTGTCGGGCGTGTAGCGCTTCGCTCGACACCAGCACCAGTGGTCGCCGAACTCGTCGGGCTCGCCGTAGAGCTCGTGGCCGGCGCGGGCGCAGTTGTGGCCGATGTGCCAGCAGTGCCCGCCTTGGTCGCAGCGGTAGGCGTAGATGGGTTCGCCACCGGACTCGCGCCGAGGAGCAGCCGCTCGAGCCGCCGCGCCCTTGCGGCTGGTGTAGCCGTTCTTCCCACAGCGGCAGCGCGTGTCGCCCGGCGGGATGATGTGGCGCTTGACGATCTCGCCGCCGTCGAGCGTGACGTTCTGGGCCCTCATGAGCCGAGCCCCCGCGGTGGCGGGATGAACTGCCACGCCTCGCGCTTAGCCCGGCGCCGGCCGGCTCGGGTGGCCCGCACCAGAATGCGCACCCGGTCCTCGCGCCAGCGGTGCCGAGCCTGGCAGCCAGAGCAGAACGCGCTGCGCCTGATGAACTCGGTGCACGGCGTGCGTGGCAGCGCCGGTGCTCGCATTGAGAACGGCACGGGGCCCATCAGGACCCGCCGCCGTCCGCGACCTCGATGGCGAACACGGGCAACTGCGCCGTGTAGAGCGTGAGCCAGATGTGGCCACCGCACTCGGCCAGCCGCTCGGCGTCACCCGGCTCGAGTTGGATGAGCACAGCCTGACCGAGCCCCATGACGGGGTCGACGCCGGCGACCACCTCGACCGGCCGCACCGTGTCGTCGGTCGGGTCGCCGCCGGGTGCGCCGATCACGTAGCGCTTGCAGCCCTCGGGCACGTGCGTGTCGGGGATCGGAACCGGCCTCATGGCAGCTGCGGCATGTCGTGCACGCCGATGGTCACGGTGCCGTTCGTGAACGCGAACGCGCCGCTCTGCTCGTCCTGCAGGTCGAACGTGACGGGCTCGATGCGCTGCTCGATGTTGTCGGGCGTGGCGAGCATCTGCACCGCCGCGGCGAGCAGCACCGTGCGCCGTCCGTCGCCGAGCGATTCGAGCTCGTCGAGCAGCGTGGCCACGTCGGTGTCGCGCGCCGTTCGCACCAGCCTGCCCAGATCCTCGCCCACCTGCCTGATGTGCGCCGCCGCTCGGTCGGCGTCGCTGTTGCTGCCCATGGTCTGACCTCCTGCTATCGGGGCGGGAACCCGCCCGTCGGGTCTGGCACCTCGCCGATGTTGAGCTCGAGTTTGATGGCGTCGGCCTCGGCGATGATCTGCGGCTCGTCCCACTCTGGGTGCAGGATGCGCACGCGTTCCTTGATGCTGGCGGCCTGGGCCAGGTTCACCAGGTTGAGCGTGCTGGCCCGCTCCCTGATGTCGACCTCGGTCGGGTCGACGAACGTCACCGTCGGGCGCATCGGCTCAACGTCGCGCCGGAACACCTCGGCCTCGATGAGCAGCAGCAGGTAGCCGACGTCGCCGAGTGCCTGGCTCCACCGGCGCTGCTTGCGGCCGGTCGTGCGGTTCGAGCGGGCGTCCTTGGCTCGCACCTCGGTGGCCGTGGCCACGCCGCCGTCACCGGCCATGCCGAACGACTGCGGGTCGTAGCCAGCGCTGCGGAAGATGGTGAGCGCCAGCTGCTCGGTGGTGACCCGATGCGCCTCGAACCTGATGTCGGGCTGCAGCAGGCTGATGCCGGCGTTGCCCATGGCCTGCGGCTCGACGTTGAGCGGCGAGAACACCTCGCGGTCAAGGTCGAACGATGCGCCGGCGCCACGAGTCGGGCTGCGGTCGAGGAACTGGTCGGGCACGGTGATGCGTGCCTTGCCCAGCCTGATGTCGCGCATCCACGACGACCACGCCTCGTCGAGCGCTGCCATCTCCGACTCGAGCCCGGCGGTCTCCGATCGGCCCTACGGCTGACGACTGCGGTTGGCGGCGTTCGGCACGAACCGGACGAGCAGTTGGTCGGCGAGCGCCCCGGGCAGCCGCACGTCACCTGACGGCGTGAGCCCGTTCGGTCCGATGAGCCCGGCGGTCGCCGCGTGCGCCTCGAGGCTCACGCGCTTGCCGAGCTCGGTCACGGTGCCGACGTAGAGCGCGTGCTGGATGCGGCCGAGCTCGTACCGCTCGAGGTGGCGCCACGTCGAGCCTGGCGTCTGCTGGACGATCGACCAGAACGTGACGGCGACCATGCGACCGTGGCGGAACTCGGGCACCGCTTGGTCGGGGTAGATCGGCGTGAGCATGGCGTGGTCGCAGATGGACTCGTCCCACATCGGGCGCAGGTAGACGCCGCCCATGCCGCTGGCGTACTCGGCCGACTCGATGAGCGTGGCCGCGATGCCGTCGTCCTCGACCAGATGCGCGAGGTGGTCCTCGGTGGCCTTGGCGGCAGCGACCTCGCCGCTGGGTGGCAGCGGCTTGCCGTCCTCGCCGAGCGCGACGTCGCCGTGCGCCTCGGGAATGGTCAGCGTCGGTTCCTCGCCAAACAGCATGTCGGCGGCCACCGATGCCACGTCGCTCGCGGCCGGCGCGTGGAGCCGGTCGGTCTGCGCCTCGGGCGTCTCGCGTGACCAGAACGTGCCCCGGATGCGGTTAAGCACGCCGCCAACGCGCCGCTCCGACGGCCTGACGTCGACCTGGCCGGCGGCGTAGAGCTTGGCCAGTGCGTCGGGGTTGCCCTCGTACCACGTGGTCGCCACGGCGATCTCACGGTGCGCCTGCGCCCACTCGGTCGGCGGCCAAGGGGATCGGGGCTCGTCTGGGAGCGGCATGGTGGCGAGTGTACGCGCGGGCGCGGTCAGGCCGATGGTGCGGCGACGAGCCGACGGCAGCGGCCGCACTCGAACACCGACGTGGCCAGCGGCTCGGGTTCGTCGCAGGTGCACGTCGTCGGGGCGTGCTTCACGCACTCGCCGATGCGCGTGCCTGGTCGGTCGCAGGTGCACTCGAGCTCGCGGTAGTTCGACCCGTGCGGCTCGGCCGGAGCGACGCGCGCCGCCGGCCGAGCGAGTCGGTAGATGGCCACCGGCGGGCGGCCGACGATCACCTTGGTGAGCCGGTAGGCCACCATGTCGACCGTGTTCGGCCACTGCTCGACGCGCTCGCCGACGACGACCGATGCGGTCGTGCGCACCGGAGCACGCACCTCGCTGAGCAGTTCGGTGATGGGCAGGCGCTGACCGTCGAGCGGGCCACCCATGAACACGGCCAGGTGCTCGGTCACACCGACTGCCTGACGCTGGCGCCGAACGTGACGAACGAGCACGCCCGACCGTTCTCCACAGCATCGCGCAGGGCGTCGATCTCCTGGTCGAAGATGGCGAACCCAGACCAGTCGTGGTGGTAGCTCAGCCACACGCCATCGCTGACGGACTCGCGAGCCGGCCAATACGCATCCACGATGCGCCGAGCGGTGCCGTTGCGGGCGATGTCGTCGAGGTCGGCCGAACTGATGAGCACGAACTGATGGGCGTCGAGCCTGCGAAGGATCAAGTCGGCGGTGGCTGGGTTGAGCGTCACCTCGATGAGCAGGTCTCGCACCCCTGGCGGCGTGCCTTCCGGCGGGCCGAGCTCAGACATCAGCCGCGCCCAGGGACGGCGACGCTCGGGCACGGCGTCGGCTTGGACTCGATGGCGTGCGTGGTGCACGACGGCGGCAGCCGGTGGTACGGCTGCGGCCGGCAGCCGACCAGCGACAGGATGACGATGAGCGCCATGACGATGGCCAGCACGACGACAGCTGCTCGCTTGGTGCGCATCAGCCGGGCTCGACGGTCGACGTGCCAGCGAAGTGCTCGAGCTCGGCTCGCAGCCCATCGATGCGCTGGTCGGCGAAGCGCA